TTTTAAAGTTCTAATTAATGTTGTTTTTAAACCTTCAACCTTTACATCTCCAACTGATTTGTCATCTGGTAAATCTCCATCATCACTATCTTGTTGTGTCCATAAAGTATCGGCATGAGCTTTAGGTGTAGCAGTTCCATAACTTGCAGTAACAACATCATCAGCAAAAGCATAAGATTGATTAGTATTAATATACCATTGTTCATCTTTTTTATTACTGTCATCAAAGACTACTTCATAAATACCTATGGCATTTAATTCTGATGTACTCCACAACTGAAATATTTTAGCTGGGTATTGAGTATCACCTATAACCATAGCTTTAGGATGATTGATAAATTTAGATATTGATCCGTCTGTTATTAATGCGTACATATTTTAAGCCTCACTTAAGTTTAATGTTCTACCTACTTCTTGCCATACAGCACCAGAATAACGGAAAACCATTATGTCTGTTTTTGCATCGGTAGAAGTAAAGGTTGGTGCAGTTGATGCAGCAAATTCAAATACAGTATTGAAAGCTATTGTGTGTGATCCGTTGTAATTTATCTCAACGCAAATAAATGCACCTTCAACTGGATTACTTGGTGCAGAGAAAGTTGTGTTTTCTGTTGTTATATGAACTGCGTTTGGTTTTTCAATAGCATCCCAAGCTACAGCATTTGATGAAGATGTAATTGCTCTTTGTGTTACATTAGCTGCTGCATTAAAAGTAGCTGCACCAGCATTTGACATATCTAAACTTAAAGCTGTAATAGTTGAACCACCATCATTACCAGCAAATGTCATATCATAATTAGATATTATTGACTTAAATCTTGCAGCACCACTAGCAATTTCAGAAGTTAAATATGTTGCTCCACCATCTTTAAAATAAATTCCATTATCTCCATCTAAAACAAGAACAGCACCACTATCTAAAATTAAATTTGCACTAGAAGCAATAGTTAAATTAGTTCCATCACCTTCAATCTTTTCACCATCATCTCCAAATGTTAAACCAATGTTTGCTGGTATATTAACATCTGCTGCTGCTTCTAAATTAATATCACCAGCAGAGTCTAAAGTAATTGTTGTAGCATCTACTTCAAAGGTTCCGTCAGCAGTAATTTGAATATTAGCTGACGCTGCCGCAGCATCAACTGTAACTAAACTAAAAGCCCCATTTGTTGCCGCAGTCATTGTAACTGTATCAGATGTACTTGGTGTCATTGTAATGGCATCACCATTATGAACCATATTATCAACAGTTAAAGCTGTTAATGTTCCTAAACTTGTTATATTTGATTGTGCCGCAGTCGTTACTGTAGCGGCTGTACCACTTGCATTACCTGTAACATTTCCTGTTAAAGCACCTGCAAAAGCAGTAGATGTAATTGAAGTTGCTCCTGTAACTACTCCTGCATCTACACTTATTGTACCATCTAATAAAATTGCTGAACCAGCAGCAGGTTCAATATTTATTGCTGCTCCTGAATCTAAAGTTAATACACCTGCTGAATCAATATCTACTGTACCATCTGCTGTTATTTGAATATTAGCTGCTGCCGCTGCTGCATCCGTTGTTACTATACTTAATGTTCCATTCGTTCCTGCTGTAAATACTGCTGTATCACTAGCTGAACCAGTCATAGTAACTACTTTGCCATTTACAGCAACATCATCTACTGTTAATGCTGTTAATGTTCCAAGACTTGTTATGTTTGTTTGTGCTGCACCTGTTACTGTTGCTGCAGTTCCTGTAGTATCTTGGTTAAGAGTTCCTACTGTAAAGTCTAGTGTGTTATCTGCATCATCATATGCTACTGTAATACCTGATTCAGTATTTGAGGTAACCATTGCACCGACCGTATCTGAAATAACTTCAGACAAATCAATATTGGCTGTACCATCGAATGATACTCCATGAATTGTTCTTGCTGTTGCTAATGCTGTAGCTGTTGCCGATAAAGCAACTGCAATGTTTGCTGATCCATCAAAACTTGTACCACCAATTGTTCTTGCTGTTTCTAATATTGTAGCTGTTGCGGCATTACCTGTAGTATTTTGATTGAGAGTCCCTACTGTAAAATCTAAAGTATTATCAGCATCATCGTATGCTACTGTAATACCCGATTCAGTATTTGAAGTAACCATAGCACCAACTGTGTCAGAGATAGTTTCTGCTAAAGTAGTACCAGCAAGAGTTAATGCTCCTGATATATCTACTGCACCATTAATATCAATAGTAGTAGCTGCTATTTGTATTTCTGTATCTGCAACTAAATCTAATTGCCCATCTGCTGATGAGTTAATGTATATTGCAGTATCTCTAAATTGTAATTTTTCTGTAGTAGCTAATAACAAGTCATCAGAAAATTCAAAGTAATCCTCATCTTCCATCCATGTTAATACACCATCAGCAGTCTCTCCATCGAATGTTACAGCAATATCTGTCCCTGCTGTAGCATCACCTATAGTGATTGCTGTGCCTAATAATTTTGTAATTGGTCCACCTTCTGCAGCTGTACCATCGTGAGTGTGCCCTGAAGTTACAGCAAATGCAGCAAGAACTTGATCAAATTCTGCATTTATATCTGATGCTTCAATAACACCCCCATCAACAATAGCTGATGAACTCTGTCTTGTATATGTTGCTCCCATTTACCTTCTTCCCCCTGGTGTAAATTCTAATTGAAACCCTTTGATTGCAAAAGGTGCGTTAGTACTTGTGTCTGTTATTTTTAATGCTACAGCAAATCCTGATCCTTCTATTGATTCCCTAGTTATAGGTAAATCTCCTTGACCATAAGCTGCTGTACCAAATAATCCTGTTCCAAAATATGCTCCACTACCAGATGATTCTAATGTTATTAAACTTGGTTGAGGAGTATTTATGTCGTCATAATTGTATCTTACAAATAAACTAGAACTTACGACACCTTCAGGTTCCCAGTTTATATTAACTCTATCCATTGATTTTCTAATACCAGCATCACCCATTGTCATATCTGGGGATCTGTATGTAGCATCGATAGCAGATGTTGAACTTGCTGTCGTAAATACATTTCCTGATTCTTGTAAATATATATAGCCATCATATCCACCATGAATAACTGTTTCTGTATTACTGATGTAATCAGAATCACATGATGAAACTTTTAAACCTTTTATATCAGCATACTCAAATCCTAGTTGACCTGTATTTGGATTTGTTTTAATAACTGCTAGTATACCTTTAGAACTACCTTCTACTCCTGCATCTTTAGGATAAAATAGTCTATATTGAGATTTTTTTCTAACAACAGTTGCTATAACATTATCATACTCAATCTCATTAATTCTTTCTTGTACTTGTTTTGATATAGTACCTAATTCAACGTCACCAATTCTTTCTGTTCCTGCAACAGTTCTTAAACCATCAGCAGCTAGAAATATTAAATCTCCACCTAATTCTTGAATAGAATGATGTGCAATTGTACCAACATTTTTAGCAACTTCAGCTAATGCAAAAGTAGTAGAAGTAGTACCTGTTAATTTATAAATCTTTCTTTGACAAAATATAAATAATTCATTTCTAAATACTTTTAATCCTGTTACAACATCACCAACTTTTATTTCACCTGCACCACTACCAGAAGTAAAATTATCTTCTGAAAAAGGTACTGAAAATAATATACTGTGTGTAGAGTCAGACATACCACCATAAAATATATGATTGGCAAATGACTTAACAAACTTAGGATTAGTAGGTGCACTCCCACCGCCTGTAGCATTAATAACATCTACTGTAAAACTTGTATTAACTGTAAAAGCTGCAGCTTGTCCTGTTGCAACTATAATTTTACTTGTACCATCAAAATTAAATTTATCAAAATCGTATGTATTAGTTGTACCTAAACTAGTTGCAAGAGATGTCCATGATCCACTTGTTGTACCATAAGATACTGTACCACCTCTGCCTGCAATTATTTTATCATTAAATATTGCTGACATCTGTACTCTTTCATTAGCAGAGGATACTTGGGGTACTATTGTAGAATTATATTTTGTAGTCCCATTTAATCTTCTATACCCACCCTCTGTTGAAGGTTCAAAATTTGTTAATTGTAATGCTTCACCTGGTTGCATATCATAAACATCTTTGTTTAAAACAAGTCCACCACCACAGGTAGCATTAAAAGCCTGTAATAAAGAAGTATCAGTCATATTATACTATGCTTAAATTTGAATTTCCTGAATTAACTCTAGTATCTCTCATATAATCTGCTCTAGAAGCGTAATCACTTTTTAATAATTTTAATTTTTTTTTGTAATCTGAATCTGCTAATTGTGCGTGCTGTGCATCTGATCTTAACATATATGTGTAGTATCTACATCTATCTACAACTAATGGACCAAATCTATCTGGTAATCCCATTGTATCTCCATGTGCTGACAAGTCTGTATGAGTTGTAAAATACTCATAACTAATTAAATAATCATTTTTATCAGGTATAGGAGTTAAGCCAAAAGAACTATAGTCTGGTTTTCTATACACATATTGTGGCATACCATAGTGACCACTATTATTTTGTGAATCTTGTTCTTTAAATCTTTGCATGTAATCATCATATGATATACATTTTAATTTTCTAGTTGTTATATCTGCTCTAGATACTCTTACATAATCTACATCAAGATTAGTTGCTGTAGTTGTATTATTAACAGTTATAAATGTTGTTTGATCTGTTGCAGTAAATTGTACATCTAGTATTGCACCTGCATTAAAATCAGTTACTGTTAATGTTGTATTTAAATTTTGTGTTCCTTCTGCTGCTGTACCCACTTGTACTTTTAAAGCAGCACCTGTGCCTTCTGAATCTAATACTCTTACTTGTAGATTATAAGTTTTATTTACAACAGTTGATATTGATTGATATGCTGCATAATCATTTAATCTTAATCTACCATTACCACCACTATTATGAGCTGCACTACCTGAACCAGCTATTGTAGTCCAACTAGTTATAGCAGAAGCAAACTCACCATTAGTAAGTAATTCATTTGGCTTTAAAAAAAACGACTCGAAATCTACTCTACGCATATCCGCTGGGAATGTGTATTCACTGTCTCCAGTGTAAGTAGCTTGAGTCGTTGATGTGTGTAAAAGAGGTATCTCTACGCTCTCATTGTAAATATCGTGAACAGATTTATTAACAAAATCTTTAACAGCAGTTTGAATACCACGGCTGCTAGAAAAATTAGATGAAGTCATTTCAACTTCATTTAATTCTCTGAGTACTCTATTTGATAATACTAAATAAGTTGTCGCCATATCTATTCCTCTTTTTCATTATTGTCTTCTGCAAACTGTTCGCATCTAATTAATAATCTTTTAATACGAGATTCTGCATCATCTAATTGCTTTTTTAAATCATCAATCTGCTTTTTTAGTGCAGTATTATCAGATTTGTACTCA